AATGATTACTATGGAACAGAGTATATTAAAGTAGAAGAAAATAAACCTGAAGACGGAAAAGTATATTCACTTACCGGTGCCAAGGGGACAGCATGTATTGCAAACGGTAATACATGGAAAGAGTCGGAGGTGAAAGATGACTAAGGAAATGCACGATTGGACTAAAATGAAAAGTATAAATGCCTGTCTAGTAGAATACCAGAGGCAGGACGTCGGCCGGGTCTCAGACATTGCTAAACATGGATGCGCCGGTGGCGTGTCTGGTTTAATATACTACAACGAGACGACCTCGTTTTATAATCAACACGAAATAGAGATTTGGAGTATACTATCAGATGCTGCAGATGATGCAGGAATAGTGAATGGTTTAATGTTGTATAACATTTGTAAGAACCCCGACTCTCTTACTATATTAAAAAACGACCTCGTGTGGTTTGCCGTTGAGGTTGTCGCGCAGGAACTGGCGGATAATTTAGAGGAGGCTGCCGCGGGATCTTCAGCGCCCGTTGAGGAAGGGCTGGGTTATTAATGACACTTCTCTTTCTCGTTTTGCTGGGCATCTTAATCCCTCGTTTTTTTATTCCCATCATTGCCATCATGATGCTGGTGATTGGTAAGCTGGCTTCTTCTATGGGGGCGTTTGGTGGGTGAAAATAAATTAATTATTGTGTTGACACCAATCTCATCTATGATAAGCATTAGACACATTAAACAAATAACAAAAGGAGCAATATGGGTTTAGATATGTACGCCTACAAAACTAAAGAGTTCATTGACGATGACCAAATTAAAATCAAAGAGGAAAAGGAAATAGGATATTGGAGAAAACACAATCGCCTTCATGGTTGGTTTGAAGAACAATACTTCCATTACAATCCAAGTGCAGAGGGCGACTTCAATTGTTCTCGTTTTTGGCTTTCTCGTGAGATACTTGATAAGTTAGAGGAAACCATTCGCACCGACCAACTGCCTTCCACGTCTGGCTTTTTCTTTGGAAACGATTCCTATGAGGAAGATAAAGAAGAACTCGCAGAGCAGAAGGCTTACGATCTCGGCTTTGTTGGAAAAGCTAAAGACACATTGAACAAGGGCGAACACGTGTACTACACATGTTGGTGGTAATATGGCTGAACTTAACGAAGCACATTTCCTCGTTCATAGTGCGAACAAGGATAAGAAATATCAAGGGAAAAAAATAGTGAGTTGGCACCTCGCTATTAAAAGAGCAAATGGAAAAGTTGAAGAGGTAGAACAAAAGAAAATACCAAATGCTATTAGCGTTCCCGTTGATCTGTGGTTAAGTACGATTGAACATAAGTAAGTAATACCTCGCACCCTACGGGGTGCGAACACACACATGAGAGGTCTTTGATTGAGTAGCTCCTGTTTAAAGTCCTCTCACCCTAATCCCGTTCCTCGTTTTCTTTCACAATTCCCGTTGCTCGTTCCCTAACAATAGTGCTGACGGTGTGCACTTAACAATAGTGCTGACGGTGGGCACTTAACTCCAACCCAACTGCCCGACTTCCAAGCAGTCTTACATTAGGCAGATTAAAATTATTATAAGTAAGTTATCCACAAGCATAATTAAAATAAATATATTTTAGGGCTTGTAATCTTTAATTAAATCTTTATCTTATCTAGATAAGATAAATTATTATCTTATTTAATAACAAACAATAAAGGACAACATGCAAAACGCAAAAACAAAAAGCAAGGCAGTGAGCCAAGCAGATGTGAGAGTGCTTAAAGCATACATCAATCAAGCTTACTTGCTTTACAAGTACCAATCATTAAAAGCAGATACTAAAGAAATCGTTAAGGGTATCTTTGATAGACTTAAGCAAAATGTTTATATCATTGATGACAGTTCTTACATTCAAAAGATTGAAAAAACTCAAAGACGATTTGATAGTAAAGCATTTATAGAGCATGTTAAATTATCAGGCGATTATAAATTGCAGTTGCTTGTTAATGGTTTCTATAAACATATTGAAACGCTTGAGTTCAAGCCTTTCAATGATACATTAGAGCAAATAAAGAAAGGGAATAAATAATGCCAGATAATAATGACAACTTACCATCAAAGTTATTTAGTCAAATGCTAGATACAGTTATGACTAAAGACGTGGACGTTAATAGAGTGCACTCACTACTTAAAGATGACAAGATGAAGTCTTTGAACTATGAGATATTGTATAAGTTCATGGAGAGTGCAGTTGAGGAGTTCATACTTATTAACAATGGCAATCCTTTAGTTGATGACTTTAGAACTAGGATATTCGCTAAAATGGGTGATGTGCTTAACCTACTATATGGTAAAGGTATAGACGATAAGGACAAGAACTAACACCACGCCACGCCACGCCCTCACACGCCACGTGTGAGGGCTTCACCTCTCTCTCTTACCTTGCTAGACCTATAGAGGTACCAAGCCCAAACCCATACTCAAATCTACCCGAAACACCCCCCGACCACGTTAAACAACCCCAGCTTGTTTGAACGCAGCCCTTTACAACCTATTACATACAGGTATAAAGTATGAAATACTTATGTCGCATGAATTACTAACAACTGAGCAATTACGAGATAGGGTAGAAAAAGTTTTCATTGAACATATTAAATTGTGCCAAGATAATTTTTTATATTTTGTTCAATCGGTTTGGCCAGATTTTATTTGTAGAAAGGAAAGGGACCCAAAAAAGTGGGGCCACCATCAACATATAGCTCATGAATTAACAAAAATTTCAAATGAAAAAGGCGGGAGACTCATTGTTAATATGCCACCGCGTCATACAAAATCAGAATTTGCATCTTATCTATTCCCAGCATGGATGATTGGTAAAAACCCTAAGATGAAGATTATGCAGGTGTCACACAACGCAGAACTTTCAGGAAGGTTCGGTAGCAAGGTGCGTAACTTAATTGATAGCCAGGAGTATAAACAGATCTTTGGAGATGTTAAACTACGGGAAGACTCAAAAGCAAAAGGCAGGTGGGAGACTAACCACGGTGGTGAGTACTTTGCAGCGGGTGTTGGCGGATCTATCACAGGTCGAGGGGCTGATTTGCTTATTATAGACGACCCCCATACAGAGCAAGATTCTTTATCTGATTCTGCTATGGAAAGAACTTTTGATTGGTACTCTTCAGGACCCAGACAACGTCTGCAACCTGGAGGATCTATATTACTTGTAATGACTCGTTGGGCTCAAGATGACCTAACTGGTAGGTTGTTAAAAAATCAAACAGAAATAAAATCAGATCAGTGGAACATAATTGAATTTCCTGCAATCCTAGAAAGCGGTGAACCTGTATGGCCAGAATATTGGAACCTAGAAGAATTAGAAAAAGTTAAAGCATCTATTAGTCCTAGAAACTGGAACGCACAATATATGCAGGACCCAGTAGCTGAAGAAGGAGCTATATTAAAAAGAGAATGGTGGCAACCCTGGAAAGGGCAAGTACCTAAATTAAAACATATTATTCAAAGTTATGATACTGCATTTTCAAAAAAAGAAACTGCCGATTATTCTGCTATTACTACTTGGGGAGTTTTTGAACCTACTCCAGATGAGAACTGTTTAATTTTATTAGATGCAGAAAAAGGTCGTTGGGATTTTCCAGAACTAAAAGCAGTAGCTATGGAGGCTTATAAATATTGGGAACCAGAATCTATTATTGTAGAGGCTAAGGCTAGTGGTCAGTCTTTGATTCAAGAACTTAGACGTGCAGGTATTCCTGTACTAGATTATACTCCAACTCGGGGTAATGATAAGCATTCTAGAGTTAATGCGGTAGCCCCTATATTTGAATCAGGTAATGTCTATTATCCTCATGGGGAGAGATTTGCAGAAGAAGTTATTGAGGAATGCGCTGCATTTCCATATGGCCAATTTGATGATTATGTCGACAGCACCACACAAGCTATGTTAAGATACCGACAAGGTAATTTTGTATCAACATATATGGATGAGCCTGAGCCTATGAGTATACCGGGTGAATATAAATATTATACATAAAGGAGAAAAATATGACAATCAAAGAAAAAATAAAAACATTAATAGGTGATAAAACAATGAATGATAAAACTATAAGAGTTAATCATCCTGAAGATCACCCTGATGTTACTACAATGAGTGATAAACTTTTTGATAAAGAAAAGAAAAAAATCTTTACAAATTTCCTTGGAGATGGTTACAAAAAAGATGAAAAAATTCAAAAGAAAACAGATGAAAAAGCTAAACGTTTTGCGGATACAGTTCAAACAATAATGTCTAAAAAAAGGTCTGCGTCAGAAGGTTCGTTTTCTAAAGGTGGAGCAATCAAAGGAAATGGAATAGCCCTTAGAGGAACCAAAAGATTTACTGGAGTTAAATAATTATACATAAAGGAGAAAATAGTATGCCAAAAAGTACAGTAGAAACAAAAATGAAGTATTTAGTAGCTAACGCTAGTAAATCAAAAGATCGTTTGACTAAAAATGATATTGAGTATTTAGTAGCTAACACTAGTAAACTAAAAGATAATAAGGCTGCCGCATCCATTAAAGAAAACTTAATTAAAGAAAAAAAATATGTTCCTTTTGATAAAAGAGTTTATAGTACTCCAATGGAAGCTCGTAAAGCAGCAGACGATGAAGATAGATTAAATTTAAAAGAGATTCGTGCAGTTCAATCTAAAGGAATGAACCACGGTGGTGAAGCAGTGGTACGAGGGGCCGGTGCTGCAATTAAAGGCACGGGGTTTAAAGGAGTCTTCTAATGCCTAAAGAAAAGACTAAAAAAGAAAAAAGCCTAATAGAAGATATATATAGTCTTGGTGTAGGTTTTAATTACGATAATAAAAATAGTTACAGTGGAAAAACTATTGGTGAAAGTGATCTTAAAAAATTAATCAAAGAACCTGCTGATGGAGATCTTAGATTAAAAATAACAAAATCAAAAAGTAGACTTGATAAAGAATCTAATCTTATACCAGATCCAACAAAAGGTGAGACTCAACTTGAATTAGGTAAAAAATTTTTAGGTATTAAATTTAGAAAACAATTTTCAAGAGGTGGTGGAGTGGCCATTAAAGGAACTAAATTTACAGGAGTTAAGTAGTGTCCGATATAAAACAAGCACAAAGTTTCATTGAAGCTATACAACAAGGAAGTCTTCCTCCATTGGAAAAGAGTCCTCTTGTTATTGAAACTCCCTATGATGAAAAAGAACCCTCAGCGTTTGGTGGACTTGCTGCACTCGGTGCTACTGTTATAGGAGCAACTGTTTTAGGACGTAGAATACCTGGTGTTAAAAATTATTTAAGACAGA